TGGCAATCGAGAAACTGAAAGCCGACGACCTCGCAAAGTTAAAGTCAGCCTATCCGAATGACCAGAAAGTCCAGTCCCTCAAGAGCATCGACGATCTCGGGGACGATTTTTTTGCCCTGATGAGCGCGCTGAAAGACCCAACGTTAGCCTACGATGCTTTGATGGTGAAACGGCAGAGGGAAACCAAACCCGTACCGAAAGACATCGGCGCGGTCAATTCCTCATCTGCCAAAGAAAAGGACTTCTACACCAAGGAAGAGGTTGACAAGCTGCCTCCTGAAGCCTACGACAATCCGAAGATCATGGAGGCGATCAGAAAATCAATGCTCAAATGGTAAAGGAGTGATTTTAATTGGCATACGCAAATTTTAAACAGACCTTTTGGTCGAAATATATCCAGCATGAACTGGAAAAGAAGGCCATCCTTGCGGACTTCTGTAACAGGCAGTTCGAGGGAGAGGCCAAATACGGGAACCAGATAAAGATTCTCGGCGTCGGCAGGCCCTCAATCGGCAACTACACCGGCGCGGACATCGGAACACCTGAAACCGTGCAGGATTCGTCTGTATTCCTGACCATCGACAAAGCGAAGTATTTCAACTTCATGGTTGACGATGTGGACAAGGCGCAGTCAAAACCCGGCCTGATGGAAGCCCTCATGGAAGAGGCCACTCTCGCAATGGCATTGCAGATTGATTCTGACATTGCGGAAATCGCCGGAAAGAACGCAGGGACAACTTCAAACTCTACACAGATTAATTCCGCATCTTTGGCCAAAACAGCTATCGACGCGGCGATCCTGAAACTGAGGGAGAACGACGTACCTCTTGACGCTGATGTAGTAATGGAGATTCCGCCTTTCGTCTATGCGTACCTCAAAGAGAAATACATAGACCTCGATACCGACAATACCGAAATGCTCCGCAAAGGCATCATGGGCCGGTACGACGGCGTGAGAGTCAGAGTAACAAACAACCTCTACAACGACGGAACCGACTACTACTGCCTGGTCAGAACCAAGAAGGCTGTCGCCTATGTCAACCAGATCGACAAGGTTGAGCCGTACCGTCCCGAAGGGCTGTTCTCCGACGCGATCAAAGGCTTGAATGTATACGGTATCAAAGTAGTTAGACCTAAGGAACTGTACGTCATCAAGGCGCACAAATAAGGAGGTGAAATAGGATGACAGCAGCAGCAGTAACCAGCGCAGTAATCGGTAGAAACGCCGCAACCGCTATGGGCGCATTCGTTCAGATTCCCACAAATGACGTTTGCCTTGTGGACGCAGGGAAGGACGACCAGAAAATCTGCATTCACATCAAGAACTCAATCACCAGCGCAACCCATACGGCGGTTATCTCTAAGGGCAACGGATTACAGGGCGTAAAAGACCTTGAAATTCCGATTGCTCAGTCCAGCGAGGTTGTAATTGTGGTCGAGTCAGGCGCATTCAAACAGATGTCCGGCGGCAACAAGGGTAAGATTCTGATTAAGGACAAGTCCACCACAAACACCAATGCCTTACAGGTAGCAGCGGTAGTATTACCGTAACAGAGGGGAGGAAACTCCCCTTTTATCGTGTCAATAGACTAGGTGGGGGCGTTACCCACAGACACGAAGGAGGAAACATGAAAACATTAATAGCAATACCAACATCACGAGATATAGAAATCCAATGCGCCGCTTCAATTATCGGCATGGATAGACCGGATGGCGCAAGAATCGGGGTGTTTTGCCCTCAATCCTACTCGATAGACGCATCAAGGAATTTGATAGTCGAACACGCTTTGGAAATCGGATACGACTACATTCTGTGGATTGACTCTGACATGATTATTCCTAAAAACACTCTGATTCAGCTATTAAGCCACGACAAAGACATTGTTTCGGGAGTGTACGCTTATAAAATCATCGGCGGCAAAAACGCTGTTGCCAAGAGGTTCAAGAAAGGTGCAAAAGACACCTATGAGGATATCCCTCTGGCAGAAATCAGGGAGTCCGAACAGCTCATGGAAATCGACGGTGTGGGGTTTGGGTGCGTGCTGACAAAGGTTGATATATTCCGCAACATTAAAAAGCCGTGGTTTAAATACTCCCCGAACATGGGCGAGGATATTTACTTTTGCAGAAAAGCACAGAAAGCCGGATATAAGGTTTATTTAGATACATCAATACTATGCGGACACGTAGGCGCAGTCAACTATAACATCAAGGAGGTGAACAAATGAGTACATACGGCGATATTAAGCTGTCAGTTCTGCAAATGATATTTGCCACTTCTGGGACAACTCTTGCTTCGAACACAAGTACGGCTTCTTATCTAAACATAATGCCGAGCATTATTAATGATGGCTTAAATGAACTTCGCACAAAAGGCAAGTATAAAATCAAGTCTCTTGATATCACGCAGGACGGAACGGGAAGCGGATTGGTTCAGAAATATGACTTCTCAATACTGGTCCCAGATTTCTATGAGTTCGGAAATAACAAGGTTTATTTGGACGACGGAGAAGAGTACAAACCTACATTAGATTACAAGGTTGAAGCCAACAAGATTTTTGTTTTGCCAAGTGCAAAAGTCGGAACGTGGACAGTTTACTACAATGCTTATCCGACACAAATCACAGCAAGCACGACAGACAATACCGAGATTGACTTAGACCCGGAAGTTGAAGGCTTGTTGAAACTTTATACGGCTGCAAGAGTTTACCTCGACGATAACGCCGGATTCTGTACTTTGTGGCTCAACATGTATACAGACGGCCTCGCAAATTTAAAATCCAACGAAGATAAATCAACGATTGAATTTACGCACACTTACGAAAGCTGGTGATTAAATGGCTTATAGCGTGCCAAAACAACCCGAAAAACAGAAAGAAACAATCGAAACCTTCTTCGGCGCAGACCTCACAAACGCACCGAACAACGTCGCTAAAAATCGCTCCCCTTCCTGTCCGAACATGATTCGCGATGAGGTGGGTAAAGTCAAAAAAAGGGATGGGATTCAGTTAGTCAAAACCTATCCGGCGCAGATTAACGGGGTTCATTTTTTACACGGAACTGCCACAAAGAAAATCGTTCACGCCGGCACAAAGATATACCTCGACGGAGAAACCCCGTCAGAACTTTATTCAGGGGCCAATGACAGTATTTCCGTTGCAAAGCAGATGAACGGGAAACTGTGGATTCTGGACGGGAAAAAGTATCTATGTTTCGACGGATCCACAATAACGGCAGTTGAGAACACAGGCACGATTCCTGTAATCATCATTGCCCGTGCGCCTACAGGCGGCGGAACTGTTTTACAGCCGATCAACATGCTTCAAAAGAAGCGGACGGAGAAATTCGCCGGGACAGTGTCGGACAAGATTTACCAGTTGACGGCCACTAACATTGATGCCGACACAGTGACAATCGAAAAAATGAACGTGGATGGCACGTTTTCGCCGTTGACGGAAGATACACATTTCACAGTCAACCGCACGTTAGGACAAGTGACATTCGGAACCGCTCCTGGGGTTTCTCCGATCGAGGGCGAGGACAACATTTACATAACCTACGCCAAAACCATCACGGGTTACGCAGACAGAATCAATAAATGCGACGTTTCAATTATCTACGGGTTAAACGGGGCAAGAGACAGACTGTTCGTGGCTGGAAATCCCGATTTACCCCATTACGACTACTGCTCGGAGATGAACGACCCGACCTACTTTGGGGATTTATCTTACTCGGTAATCGGGCAGGACTCCTCAAAGATCGTGAATTACTCCATAGTCCGTGACTATCTTGTAACCCATAAGGACAACGCCGAGAACGACGACAACACCAATTTGAGAAGCGGAACACTGATTGATAATCAAATCGTGTTCGTGTCTCAAGGCTCATATCAGACCGCGGGGGCGCTTGCAAAGCACTCATTCGCCACTCTGGAAAACGAACCAATGTACGTGACGAGAGACATGAACATAAGCGCGGTCACGCCGTCGGACGTTTTGGGAGAAAGATTTTCACAGGAAAGAAGCTATTACCTTTCGGGCGCACTTAAGAAAGAACAAAACCTTGAAAACGCTTATGCTTGCGCCTTTGACAGATTTTATTATCTTGCCTGCGCGGATACAATCTATGTTTTAGACTCCATGCAGTATTCCGTATCGAAGGAAAGACCTCTTTCTCACAGGCAGTATGAAGGGTACTACTTCCCCGACATATCCGCGAGAATTCTGTGGGAAGAAAACGGACAGCTCCATTTCGGCACAGCAAGCGGAGCAATCTTTAAGTTCGTTCCCGGACTGCCCTATGACGAGGACGAAAACGGAGAAAAACATGCAATTTCCGCATGGTGGGATACTCCTGTTTTGGATGGAAAGAGTTTTGCCGATAAAAAAACTTTTGTCTATATCGCCGTGAGATTAGCAAGCGCGCTCTTTACAGGCGTAAGGATTTCTGCCTACATAACGGGAAAATGGAATGTAATCAAAGACTACACAGGCGAAGCGAATTTTTCCAGTTTGAGCAATTCAACTTGTGTTTTGAGCAATTCAGAATTTTCGTTTTCCACGGACACTTCCCCGAAAACATTAGGCTCAAAAATCAAGGAAAAGAACCAGGACAAGATACAGTTCAGATTTGAGAATTCACTTTTAAACAACACCTTCGGACTTTACAAGATTCTGATTGAGTACACCGAAGGCGGCAAATTCAGAAAGTAGGTGATTAAATGGCACTGACTCGATATACGGCGGCAACGGATATCATAGAGAACCTTGGCACAAATCCCGAAGATAGAACCGACCTCACCGACGAAACATTCAAGGCTAAATTCGACGAGAACGCCGCGAACTGGAAAGAATTTTGGAACAATACCGCATCGAAAGAAATCGACGCTCTGATTGCCGCCATTAAAGGCGCAGGATGGACGAACGAAACATTAAAAGGACTTGCAGACTTAATTGAGCAAGGGATAGGGGATCCATATTACGGAAAATTCAGCCAGATGTCAACGAGTACAGTTAGCACGACAAGCGCAGTAATGAACTTTAGCGCAGAAGCCAATGATGACTTTTCTGTCATTGATTTAGCAATAAGCACGTCGAGAATGACTATCCCCGCAGAATTAAACGGTAAAAAGGTAAGATTCAAATTTATTGGAAAGCTTGGCACAAACGGGTATGCTGGTACGGGGTCATCGGTTTCGCTCAGGAAAAACGGAAGCAATATACAAACACTAGGAAGTATTTCAGCAGCTACTGGTGCGGGAAATAATATAACCGGGACGTTTGAAAGCATACCTGTCACAGTTGCAACCGATGATTATTTTGAACTCTATGCGACAGTTTCCGGCGGAATTTCGCCAACGAGCGTGACGTGCGATGCGTTTATTATGGAAGTATTGGGGTGATAAGATGCAATATACAGAAAATTATAGCTTCAAAAAACCGGAATTAAATGAAAGCGTAAAGATTTCGGATATAA